ACACACACCATGGATCTCGGGACCACTTCCCGGTCCTGGGGCGTGGACGACACGTCATGGCTGGCCAGCCGCAAGGGTCTCGACACCTGCCGCTCGGTCACGCTGGACATGTCCACGTTCACCAAGGCCACCCACTACCCGGACGGGTTCCTCCCCTCCGGGCTGCCACTGGCCCCGGTCGGTACGGACGGGCTCTACGGCCTGGCCACCGGGTCCGTCGTGGAGGGACACCTGCGCGGTGTCGTGCACGTGCCGGACCCGGCCCCGGCCAAGGCCGGCGCGGCCCTCCAGTGGGAGGGCGTCGTGGACTGCCGGTTCCTGCCGGTGGACCTCACCGCGGCCCAGGCCGCAGCGGCCACGCACATCCGTTACGAGAACGCCCCGACGGCCTGAGAGGAGGACTGAACCATGGCTGATCTCTACGACGAGTTCGTCACCCCGGCCGAGCTGACCGGGTACGGGCGAGCCGAGCTGGACACGCTGAACGAGAACCAGTTCACCCTCTCGCGGTGGCTGCCGAACCAGCAGATCAACGATCTGCGTTACCGGCTGGAGTCCGGGCCCGTGGGCCTGCTGGACGTGGCCGATTACCGGGCGTACAACTCTGAGCCGACGTTCGGCCGGCGTGAGGGCATCCGGGCGATCGAGGGCTCGCTGCCCCCGCTCGGCCGGCAGATGACGCTCAACGAGTACGACCAGCTCATCCTCCGCAACGCGGAGGAGGAGGTGCGCAACCTGCTGCTGCGCGACGCCGCGCGCATCGCGAACACGATGGGTCGGCGGATGGAGGTGGCGCGCGCCCAGGCCATCTTCGAGGCCAAGGTGGACCTGGCCGAGAACGGCCTGTCCCTGACGGTCGACTTCGACCGGGACGCGTCCATGGAGCCGACCCCGGCCGCGCTGCACGACGACGAGGCCGCCGAGGTCCTGGACGAGCTGATCTCGTGGTGCGACGCGTACGAGGCGCTCAACGGCACCCGCCCGGGTGCGATCCTCACCTCGGAGCGCGTGGTGCGCGTGTGGCTGCGTAACCCGCAGATCCTCGGCGCCATCCGCGGGGACGACTCCACCGCCCGGGTCCGCCGGTCGGACCTGGACGACCTGCTGTCCGACGAGACGCTGCCCCCGATCTACACCTACTCGGGCAACGCCACGTTCGCGGACGCCTCGGGCACCCGGGCCACGCGCCGGATCGTGCCGGACCACAAGGTGGCCCTGCTGCCCGCTCCGGGCGGTAGCTCCACCACCGAGGGCGGCCAGCTCGGCGCCACGTTGTGGGGAACCACGATCGAGGCCCAGCTTCCGGACTACGGCGTGGAGGCCGGTGAGGAGGCCGGGATCGTCGTGGCCAGCTTCGTTGAGCGCAAGACGCCGGTCCGGGTCGACACGATCGGTGCGGGCATCGCCCTGCCGGTCGCGGTGGACGCGAACCTGTCGCTCGTGGCCGACGTCCTGGCCCCGGCCGCCTGATGGCCAAGCGCCTGGCGCGGGACGTTCACGTGCGGGACGGACGAGGTGTTCCGCACGTGTTCGGCCCGCACGACGACGTCCCGGACTGGGCTGTGGCCAAGATCAGCAACCCGGCCGCCTGGGCGGACGGTGCGGGGCTCCCCAGCGCACCGTCCGCCCCGGCTCGGGAGCAGCAGCGTCCGACCCGCACCGAGGTGCAGACGACCCCCGAGGCCCAGGCGGCCGCGGGAGCCGACGAGCCTCCGCCCCAGCGCGGGCCGGGCTCGGGCACTGCGGCGTGGCGCGCCTACGCCCAGCGCAAGAACGTGAGCGTGGCCGACGACGCCGACCGTGGCGACATCATCGCGGCCCTGGAGGCCGCGGGGGTTCGAGTCTGATGACCACGCCCGAGACACCGGAGTCCTGGACCCCGGTGTCCTACGTGGACGACCTCTACGAGGGGTCGGTCACCGGGCGGGAGGCGCACGTCCAGGCATTGATCAACGTGGCCGAGCGTCGGCTGGTCAAGCTGGTCCGAGACCTGCGTGAGCGGGTCGACAGTGGAGCGGTCGATCTGGCCGACGTGCGCGACGTGGTGGCCCAGGCGGTCATCCGGTACATGCGCAACCCGGCCGGGCTCACCCAGTCCTCCATCACCGAGGGCCCGTGGACCCGCTCGGACAGCTACGCCGCGGCCGCTGCGGCCCAGGCCGGGGTCGGTATCACGTTCACCGAGGACGAGCTGGACGCGCTGCGCGCGCCCGGCGCGCTGCCCGAGGGCATCGGCGTGATCCACCAGGGCCTGCCGGCATGGCGGGTCCCGTGAGCGGTTCCGTGATGGACCTGGACCCGACGCTGTCCTATGTGCTCACCGTGGTGCGCGAGTCCGTGAACGAGGACAACGACCCGGTGGGCGCGGTGGAGTTCGAGCTGGCCGACGTTCGGTTGGCTCAGCGCAACCCGCAGCCCGATTCGGCGGTCACCGGCGAACGGGTGGTCACCCAGTACGACGCCCGACACCCCGACCGCGCGGTGGACCTGCGCGGCACCGACCGGATCCGGATGCCCTGGGAGCCCGCCACCGAGCGGGCCCGCTGGACGATCGAAGGTGATCCCGCCCGGTCCCCGTGGTCCGACGGCGGATGCCTGTTCGTGCTCCAGCGTGAGCGGGGCTGACCGTGGCCGGCGGCTCGGAGTTCGAGCTGGACCGCAGGGGCATCGGCGAGTTTCTGCGTTCGGCCGAGGTCGGGCGCGGATGTGAGGCCGTGGCTCGTGAGGAGGCCCGGGCGCTGGCCGCCCGCACCCCGCGAGACACCGGAGAGACCGCGGCGTCCACCTCGGTGGAGGGCGCGATGTTCCCCGACCGACGCGGCGCGTGGATCTCCCAGGCGGGGGTCGCGGTCGCCCTGCAGTGGGGCAACGCCCGAACCCGGGCACGTCACCACGCAACCCGAGGGATGTGACCATGGCCGTCGACCAGGTGTTGACGTGGCCGAACGCCGAGGACGAGGCCAAGCACCTGTGCGGCCTCGTGCTCGTGGATGGCGTCGCCCCGCGCCGGGTCGGCCGGGAGACCTCCCCGGGCGACCAGTTCGAGATCCCCAGCATCCGGATCGAACGGGTAGGTGGGGAGATCAACGCCGACCGCACGCAGGACGCCCCGTTGATCGAGTTTGCCTCGTTCGGCAAGGACTACACCCAGGCCCAGGCCATGTCCATGGCGATCGAGCGGCTGTTGGCCGACCACGTCGGCGAACGGCTGCTGAACGCCACGTTGGACTCGTTCCGGATGGAGAACGGGCCCAAGCGGCCGGCCTGGGGAGACAACGCACGGCGAGACATCGTTACCTGGCGCCTCCGCTGGCGTCCGGTCGTCAGCTAGAGAGGAAGATCTACATGAGCACCCCGCTCACGGCCGCGGCCGTCCAGTCCATGGAGGTGGCCAAGCTCCAGGCCAGCCTCACCACCAAGATCCAGCGCCTGCACCTGTTCAAGGCGCCGATGTCGGCTCCGATCCCGGAGGCGATCACCGGCATGAGCAGCGACACCGTTCCAGTGGTCGAGCTGCTGGAGCTGGACACGGCCGACGGCTGGGTGGACATGGGCCTGATCGGCTCGGACGACGCGCCCACCTGGGCGCGCGACATGGACACCGAGGACCTGCTGGCCATCGGTTTCCGGGACGCGGTCCGTACCGAGATCACCTCCGACGTGGCCAACCTGACGGCCACGTTCCTGGAGAAGAACCGGCACGTGATCGAGACCTACGACAACATCGATCTCTCGGGCGTCACCCCGGACCCGGACACCGGCGAGGTGAAGTGGATCCGGCCCTCGGACGCGCCGCTGATCAAGTCGCGGTATGCCGCGTACGGCCAGGACGGTTCCGGCGCGGACCGGGTCTGGATGGTCAAGATCCTGACGGCCGGTGTGATCGACTCGGTGGACGACCAGACCTGGGGCGGTGAGGGCTTCCTGACTTGGCCCGTGACGCTCAAGGGCCTGGTGGACACCGAGGTCGGGACCTCCATGATCACCTACATGGGCGGTCCGGGGGTCAAGGCGAACCTGGCCGCCATGGGATTCGACACGACCCCGTGACCCCGGTCCCTGACCCGACGCTCTGAGAGGAACTGATCATGGCCAGCAAGTCCCGTAAGGACACCAAGCCGAACCAGCCGTTCGGCGAGATCAGCAAGGACAACCCGCGCACCCTGGAGCGCGTCTCCGACGGTGCCGTCACCCGGGTCACCGACCCGCTGGAGTACATGAGCCTGACCACCGCCTACGGCTACAAGGACATCACCAGCGGCTCGGGCTCGCGCAAGTCCTCCGGAGGCTCGTCCAACACGGGCACCGGCTCCGGGGGCACCGCGTCCCCGGACAACACCACCAGCAAGTAACGACGGGAGACCCACGTGTCCGAGACCTACGGGTACGGCCAGGAGCCGGCCCCGGCCACGGTCGGCCAGGAGCCGGCCCAGCCCGCCACCACCTCGGCCCCGCAGTACCAGCCCCCGACCGCGCCGGACAACGTCCGACCGATCGACTCGGGTCCGGCCGACTTCGACCTGGACACGCGCCGGGTCGTCACCAAGCCGGACTACCGGCTCCGGTTCAAGAATCGGGTGTGGACGGTCACCCAGCCGGACACCGGCACGGTGATGGAGGCCGAGCAGGCCCCCACCACCGAGGCGTTCATGTCGCTGATGTTCGAGGACCAGTGGCCCGAGCTGGAGCGCGATTTCAAGGCGTACCCGGACCCGGGGGTGATCTTCGAGATCGCCCAGGCCATCGCCCGGCATTTCGACCTGGACGCCGCGGCCACCCGGGTGGCCGGCAACCGGGCCCAGCGTCGGCACCCGCGCCGCGGGTAGCCGATGACCGTCCCCGGCGGGGGTGCCTCGTTCTGGGCCGAGCGCTTGCGCGACGCCCACCCAGTGCCCTACCGGTACCTGGACAAGATCGAGGTGCCCTCGCCGGACGACATGGCCACCGCGGCCCTGGACGACTGTGTCACCGCGGTGGAGGAGATCGAGGCGCTGGCCGGGGAGTCCCTGGCGGACACCCTGCTGGACGCGATCGATGACGCCGGGGATCTACCGGCCACCGTCTCGGACGGCCTGTTGCGCCACTACCACCTGGACCGGCCGCCGGAGAGCGGTTGGCACGAGATGGTGGAGCGGATCAACGTCTACGGCGCGGCGATCGAGTACGACCTGGACTCCGGCCCGTACCGCTACGGGCTGCACGACTACTTCATCGGAGTGGTCCCCGGGGGCTGGGACCACCTGGTCCGGATGCTCAACCGGATGCCGATGGGCTCGCACTTCCGGGCCGCGGTCTCCGATGACGACGAGCTGGCCCGGGCGATGGTCGAGACCCACGGCCCGCTGCACAAGCGCAAGGGCTCCAGCCGGCCGCCGTTGACCGAGTTCGACCGCCAGGTCATGTACCTGCACGTGATCAGCAACAAGCTCACGTACCTGGCCTGGGCGGTGTTCGCGGCCCAGGCCGGCAAGAAAAAGGGCACCCCGCCCAAGGGGGACAAGGGCCCCGAGACCGCCGACGAGCGGATCGATTTCCAGGACTTCCTTGCCGAGCACGAGGAAGTGGTGGCCCAGGTGCTCAAGGACAAGGGCGGCACCAAGGCGCGCGTCGAGCGCCGGCCCCCGGACGAGGCCGTACGTGGGGCCGTGCTGCTCCCGCGGGCCATCGGGTCCGACGACCCGGACGACGACCAGCAGACCGACCGGAAGGGGTGAGCCGTGGCCGAGTCCTACTCCGCCGGACGCCTGCTGGTCGCGGTCATCCCGGACATGCGCCGCGCCGCGGCCAGCATCCGTAAGGAGTTCTCCGGGCTCGGCCCGTACGACGTCAACGTGGCCGCGCGAGTGGATGACCGGGCGCTCAAGGGCCTGCGCGCCGCGCTGCGCGCGCTGCCCGACGTCGTCATCACCGCGGACTCGTCCCCGGCCGACCGCGAGCTGGCCGCACTGCGCGGCCGGATGGCCACGCTTTCCGACCAGGTCATCGGCGTGGACGTGTCGGCGGACGCGGCCAAGCGCGAGGTGGACTCGCTGCGCGCGGACCTGGCGCGGCTG